ACGATGTTGTTGAGTTTGATGGTGAAGACAATCAAGAGAAGTATTCTTCTTCTCTTTTCACTCAAGATGTGCTCGCTGATGTAGGCGGTTCCGACTACATTTACGAACAGATTGGTGAGGTGATTGATGATTCAATCCGTCTCCGTAAGAAACTCCCACTGTACGCTAACTGATTATGTCTAACTTTCTTTGCATTACTTTCGGTCCTTCTGATGATGTTGCACGAAACGGTTGGTTTAATCGTAAGCAACGATTTGATGATGTAAATGATGCCAAACAGTGTGGTCGTCGTCAACTCTCTCAACCTGGAACTTTCGGATATGTTGTCATTGAAGAGGGTGAAGATTGGTGGGAAGTTGTTGATGAACTCGGTGCTCCTGCTCACGCTGTGAGTATTACTTGCAACCGACTTGGTACATTTAAGGTAGAACCTGCCCCTGAACTTTCTCTGGTTTGATTATGACTAACAAAACGCAACTTTTTGAGTTTCTGTATGAAACCTGCCAAAAGAATAATGGGGTCTTGGTAGATACTTTGCACAACTACATTTCCTCCTTGGATGAGGTGGAACTTTGTGAACTTGAGGACTTTCTTGTTAATAACTTCGGAGATGATTGATGACTGACGGTTACACATTCACTCGTGTTAAGTTCACTGCTAATGAAGAGACTTGCATCCTTAAGTTTCTTGTTGAAGCACAAAATCGTGACCTAATTAAAGATAAAGAATGGCAACCTGTGATCAGTTCCATTCTGCAAAAGTTTTTCGATTCTAACATCAAAGAAGCACAGGAGTTTCAAACACTATGAAATATGAAGTACAATTATACGTGGGCGGCAAAGTCTTCAAAGAGGAAGTGTATGCTAACTCTCCGAAAGATGCCCGCGAAACTGCACAAATCAGAAACCCGACTGCTAAAATTGTTGGAGTTAATGCAACGTTCAAGTAATTGGGCCCTTGAAAGTGCATCAGTAGTATGACAAACTACAATCCTTACGTTCAAAACCTGATTGAAATGGGTTACGATGAAGCAGACTGCCGAATGGTAGCAGCTGCAGGTGTTGAGAAGAAGTTTCCTCTCAACATTCACGGTCGCATCTTTGAGACTGAAAAAGAGTACAAAGATGCACTTGCTGACTACATTAACGGTCTCTGATTCAAACTGGGCCCTTGAAAGTGCATCAGTAGTATGAACACCACTCCTACGATGATTGAGTTTCCTACGCTTCAGTCTAAAGACGGTACAATGATCGTCGGTTTCTATCCGATTGAGGATTGTTCCAACTACACTCTCAAGGTTCTTTCTTGGAAGGGTATTGATACGATCTCTCAAAAGTGTCTGACCAAAAAAGATGCACAACGTGAGATTGATGATCGCCTGGCACTTGAATATGTGATCACTGGTGATAACATTAACCTGGTGCAAGAATACAACTTTATGGCAGGTGCAGTTTGATGCAATTCCAAGTTACTGATATTGAGTTTGATTTTGATGATGAGTGTCCCTATTGTGGTGATCCTCAATCCCCAGAACACGATGCAGAATGTGATGGATTCTTGGAGTTTGATTATGTCACTCAAGCAACAATCGGTCAAATCTGGGAGGCAGATGATGAGGATGATTTAGTTGAAGAGATTACAACTGCCTATGGTTGGTGCATCAAATCTCTTGATTATCGCCACGTTCTGAAATGAAACATACCAACACAGTTCGTATCATTGACAAACTGAATCTGTTTCCAGAGACAAGAGGAAAAGCACGTTACATTTCCGTCAAGACATACAATCACGCGATGGAGATTGTAGACGAACAGAATAAACTTGGGAACATTGCTACACTCATTAACTGGTGAAGATTATGACTTTCATTGAAGCACTGATTGCATCTGGTTATGTATTCGATGATGAGAATTATGATGGTGCATATGTAAAGCAAGATGAGAACGGTTTCATTCACCTTTATCAGGAAAATGTAGATGATGAGACTGACACTCTCTGGAATTATGTCAAGATGACTGATGATTTTGATGTGATCTCTGAAGTTACTTTTGACCCGAATGTGAACACTGTTATTCAATGATTTCCCTCCCCAATTTCTCAAACAAAATGGAACTTACTCAAGACCAATACGATAAACTGCTTGCAATCTACGTTGAGTCGATTGTTGATGGTATGGACCTCGACAGTTTGGTACAATTTGCAAGCGAAACGATTGAAGAAAACATCCGCCGCGACTTCTCACTTCCAGAAGAGTTAATCGAAGAGATTTCGCAGTTCTATGACGAAGAATATGTGAATGAAATGATTGAAAGTGTAACAACTGGGCCCTTGAAAGTGCAGTAGTAGTATGAGCACTTACGTTTCACCTCTCACCTCTAAAGTCTACCAAATCGTTGAGACTTCACATACACGAAATGCCTGGGATTCTGAAGGTAATCTAACACCTTATGTGCAATCTGTCTTTGACATTTACTACAATGGAAAAAAGGTTCAGTTTGCACTTTCTCAAGAATCTGTTGCCGATAGTGTAGCACATCTCGAAAATCCTGGTCCTGATCTTTCTTCACGTTTCGACTGATTATGATTGAACTTCTCCTTGCATCTGCGATCATTGGCTCTACTGAAATCGCACCGAATGTTCTTCAGATTGACTACCTTACTCCGACGAATCAAATTGTTACCGTTCTTGAAAATGTCGAAATCAAAGGTGGACAAATTGACAAAGATTGAGACGAATTACTTTATTCTTTCACAAGAACAATATGAAGAATGTTATCCCGTTGCTGATGAATTAGGTATTAACCTTGATTATTATTTGATGGAGTTTTGTAGTGTTGAAGGATCTTATGTTATCACTGATTGAAACTGGGCCCTTGAAAGTGCATCAGTAGTATAAGCAACACACAAAGCACAATGCGAGTCATCGAAAAGCAAATGAATGATGCAATCCTGAATCAAAAGGATTGGAAGAAAGATAACACTGAAGTCATCAACTATACCAACTCCAGTGATGTCTTTCTGTACGGTAATTTGATTGCCCGAATTGGCGAAACCTGGATCGAATTGTTCGATGGTGGGTATCAATCAAACACCACAAAATCGCGTCTTAATGCACTTCTTCAAGCACACGGCTGTGGAGATGAGTATGTCTTCCAGAAGAAAGGTCAATGGTTCATTAACTATGAAGGTGGTCCACTTCCTTTCTTCTCTGGTATGCGTTTGAACTGAAATCTTATGAACAAAGAACAACTCCAAATGAACGTAATCATCATTATTGGAGGTATTCTTTTTCTCTTACTTCTTCTTGGTATTATCAATGTTAGAAATACACAAGTAGAAGCACAATGTATAGAGAAAGGAGGACAAGTTATCGCAACTCCAGGTAAAGTTAGTTCCTGTCTTTATTCAACAAAATGATGTTCAAGATCCGTTACTTTACACCGTATCAGCAACAGTGGAGAGAGCAATCATTCTCTACATTAGATGAAGCAAAGAGGATGGTTGAGTTTTATCTTTCTTGTGGTAGTCCTGCTCACCTAGTATAATGTCAAAGTTCTTTATAGGTGTAGTCGTTGGTATCATTCTTTCAACAGTTGGATTCAATGGGATAGCAAATCTAGGGAATCGAATAGTGAATGGGATCGAATCTTTTGCAGTTGAGAATCAATAACAACAGAGGGATTACACCCTCTTTTTTTATGCTTTTTCGTACCATCTGTAACCATAAGCATTGCACCAAGTTTGCCCATTCTTTATACGTTCAATGTTGTTGGTGATGTTAGCAACTCCTTTGTAGTTTCCTTCACCTTTGATAAAAAATGATGCTTCGCTCATACTCTCAAACTCTACGATTTTGCCAGTTTTAATATTCACTCCATAGACAGGTTTCTTTCTTTTTTCATTTGATATTGCTGCTGCTTTTTTATAGTGTTCTGTTGATCTTGTCTTTGTTGCTGGTTTCCAATCTGTTGGTTTTGATCTAAACAAATACCACCCATTTACTTGCCATTTGTTATTATCAGGACTGCGTATTGAAAGTAAAAGATTAGAGTTATTCTTACGATTTCCAGTTATTTCTTCTGCAGCATCTGCTTGTGATTTCCACATCTTTTTGCGTCCTAATGTTGGATTGATACCATACACAACACCGCGAACATTCACTCTCTTTTCTACTACTTTAGGTTGTTCACCTTTCCAAGCCCATCTATAACCAAATGCCTGAAATGTAACACCTTTAATACAAAAACGAATAGGTGAACTTTTTTTCTTTCCGCTTACATCTATTGCTGCTAATCCCATAGTCTCATAGTCTCTAACCCATTCACCTTCTAATGTATAACAACTCACTGCTTTAGAATGTGGATGATTTGCCCAATACTTTTGTGGTTTCTTTACACCATCACCACCTAACGTAATGTTATACCCATTCTTACCACAAGTATCAAGTTTGTTTATCCAAAAGGTTTCACGTTCATTAACATTATCATCGCTACATTCTTCCAATACTCTAAACTTAAAGTTGTCTGCTCCGTACTTACATATGGCACGAACAATAGGCATAGAGTGAGATGAATTGTTCTCTGCTAAATTATCCTTACTTCTTGCGTTCTGTAGGTGTTGCTTCCATCTATCATATGGGTTGGGTTGCGTAGTCTTTCCGACGTAGAGTTTGCTATTCTGAAGGTTGGTGATTGAGTAGATATATGCCACTGAATTGATAAAAAATGTGTCTGCGTTATTTATACTTAAGTGTCGAAATACTGATATTAGTTTTCCACAATGTTGTGGAAAAAGTATAATAAATGTGTGGAAAAACCTGTGGAAAAGTGTTAGAATGGTGGAGAACTTATGAGTCTTTTAATGTCTCTCTGGGTCGTTATCTTACCTTGCGAGCTATAACACACTCACCCACACTTTGTCAAATCCCGGGTCATAAAATCCACACAGATCCCTCAAAAAAATCCACACCCCGCTCATAAATATCCCCATAGACCTTGACATTTACGCCCAGGCATCTTATAGTACTCTCATAACACAAAGGAGCGCACTTATGTCAGTTGCCTATTCACAAGCACAGAAGGTACGTTATCGCATCACCCTAGACATCTCTGCGTTTCCTGACTTTGACCCGCATCAGATTGACTGGGAGAAGTTATTCAAGTTGGAACCAGCTGAGAGGTGTGAGGCTTATGTGGAAGACCTGTCAACTCCCGACCGTTGGTAACACATAGGGACGCACAGTGAACACTATTGGGCCCCTGAAAGTGCATCAGTAGTGTAAGGACGAAACCCACACAGTGAGCACCACTTTCCAAAGCAATGTTCTCGACACTTCGTATAACGGGTGGGAGAATTATGAGACCTGGAATGTTGCACTCTGGATCAGCAATGATGAGGGTTTGTATAACATCGCTCGTCGTTGTGTTGACTATAAGCAGTTCGTTGCAAATATCAGCGAATTCATGACACAAACTCCTGATGGTGTTGAGTGGAATGATCCTGCTGTAAATGTCATCCAGATCAATAGCGATGTGTTCGACTTCTAAGTAACACTTAAGACCGGTTCAGTGAACAATACTGGGCCCTTCAAAGTGCATCAGTAGTATAGACACCAACTCAAACGACCTTAAATGTCTCAAACCGTTCTGAACTTCGCTATCGAGAATGCCTTCCAAGTTCTCGCCGCTCAGAGTATGGAACTCTTCGACGCCTGGTATGAGCGTCTGCACAATGAGTGGTCTGAAGGTGATGTTCTGCACAGTGAAATCGTTGCTGCAGAGTGGACCGAATCCAACTGCGAATTGATGATCCAAGGTGTTATGCCTTCTGCGTGATTATCAGTCTTAAGTAACACTCACTCATTCCTTACTAAGTGACTATGAAAATCACCAATCGTCCTGCACTTCTTGAGTCTTACCTCAACACACTGATTGATAATATGAGTCTGGAAGATATGCAAGAGACTCTATACATGATGATGGAATCTGATTTTGAGCGTATCAGCGACGAGCAACTGATTAAGGAGATTAAGTTCATTCATCCTGAACTCCTTAAGTAACAACAAAGAGGAATAAGATGCGCCCTATAAAGACACTTACTGTTCACACACTAACTAACACTCAAGAACACAACATGTCCAAGACCGTGATGCTTTCTCTGCTGGCTCAAGGTAACACTGGCAGTGAGATTCTGCAGATCCTTGATACTCTCACCGAGGACAATCAGCAGTCGATTGCTTATGCTGAACCCACTGCAGATAGCATCGAGTTCTGATAGTAACTGTGTGCCCCTTGCTTGACTGTGAGGGGCACTTATGTTATACTTGGTGATATCAGTGATCCGGCAGTTAATTGCCGCCGATTGTTTATAGCGTGGCGCGGCGTTGCGTATATAAAAAAAGCAAACTACCCTAACCTACAGAGGTGACAAATCGACCTCTAAATATCAATCTCATAAAATTTTTCCGGAGATAAAAATGTTCACCCGTTGGATTCATAAGAACGGTAAGTCCCGCCCAGATAAACGTTGTAAGAGTTACAAGAGTCAAGCAAAAGCAAATGGGGCACGTAAGAAAAAGAAGTAGACCTTATTGGAATTTCTGGAAGGTTGTCTTTGCGGGATGGTTAATAAGGTATCCACGACAGTGCTTTACGATTATCGGAGTGCCCCTAGGATTTTTATTGGTTCTGATATATAATGCGGTTACAAAGTAAAAAGTACTGAAAAAAATTCCGGAAAATATTTTTATGACTGAAAAGGTTTATCACATATACGCAAAGGATCGGTGCATTTATCACAGTTTATCAGAGAGTAAATTTTCTGAAACCTGGGAGATGATGCACAGAATGATTGAGTTACTTGATTTGGATCTTACAAAAGAAGATTTAAGTTATGAAGAACTTTATTTGAATAAGGAAGTATTACTCAATTCTTCTCATTGAGGCGAATTGACAAAAGCATATATAGACTGATAAAATTGATCTGAAGGTTAATTTCACTTATGGCAAAAGGATTTACGATTAAAGCAACGGCACCTAAACCCAAAGAACAAGAATGGGATTATGATGCAATTAAAGAAAGAATGAAAGGTAAGTCGATTATCTTCTGTCTTCCTGGTAGAGGATGTTCGTTTATCTTTCTAAAAGCATTTGTACAACTCTGTTTTGATCTTGTGCAAAACAATATGAGTATTCAGATTTCTCAAGATTACTCTTCAATGGTAAACTTTGCACGTTGTAAAGTTCTTGGAGCAAATGTACTTCGTGGACCAAAGCAAATTCCTTGGGACGGTAAACTTCAATATGATTATCAACTTTGGATTGACTCGGATATTGTCTTTAACACAGAAAAGTTCTGGCAACTCTGTGATGTTGCTCTGAATGAAGAAGGGGAAGAGAAAGAGATTGTTGCTGGTTGGTATGCCACAGAAGATGGTCACACGACCTCAGTAGCACACTGGTTAGAAGAAGATGACTTCCGCAAGAATGGTGGTGTCATGAATCATGAAACCGTTGATTCTATTCAAAAGCGTAGAAAGCCTTTCACAGTTGATTACACTGGATTTGGTTGGGTTCTGATCAAGAAAGGAGTATTTGAAAATCTCGAATATCCTTGGTTTGCTCCAAAGATGCAAGTCTTTGAATCTGGTGCAGTTCAGGATATGTGTGGTGAGGATGTTTCATTCTGTCTTGATGCTAAAGATGCGGGCTTTGAAATCTGGTGCGATCCTCGTATTAGAGTAGGACATGAAAAAACTCGCGTAATCTAATGAGTACACTTTACAATCTTTTATATAAAGGGCGTAAAATTTATACAAATCTCACTATAGAAGACTGTAGTGAGATTTTACAAGACTTCTCAGAGCGTTTTTACTCGGGAGAAAACATTGATCTTAATGAATTAGAAATGGAGGAAATTACAAATGGCTAAAGGCGGATCCAATAAAACTATCTTTGAACCAGGAGCACCGAAGAAGACTCGTCAAGGACGTTCTGCTCGCACATTGCTCAGTGCAACCTCTCGTAATGGACGTAAGAAAAGATATCGCGGTCAAGGTCGGTGATTCAACTTAATCCTCAAATCCCAGTCATTACCCCTAAAGGTAAAGGCTGGGCTTTTTTTATGATCGATCGATCTCAAGAACATGATTTAGAATGGGTTGTCTTCCTAGATAGTAATGGAGAATGTTGGACCTTTAAAAACTCCGATATTCGTATTCAGAAGAATTATACTCTTCATAGAAATAATATAGACTCATGTACTATGCAGATCCAGTAGATGAATGGAATTCAATTCATAAAGAAGATCTGTGGGTGTATAACAAACTCTTTTTATCACACTCTCTAAGGTATCTGTGTGGTCCTGTAGGCGTGTCTGTTCCATCTCCAGACCATTATATCGTTCGACCAAGTATTAATTTACTTGGTATGGGACGATTTTCTCGTATAGAATGGATTTACAAATATACTGATCACTTTCATCCGTCTGAATTTTGGTGTCAAAGATTTTATGGTGATCATATAAGTGTTGATTTTAGAGATAAGAAAGCAGATCTTGTGGTATTGGGAGAAAGGAATGATGAT